TGATTTGATAACCACTCAAATTCTCCATTACCGGTGGCTTCTCCGGTACAGTCCATATGATTGAAAACTTCTACAGCAGGAATAAACCCAAGGCTATTGGTTAATGTTGTTGTTTGACCTGGCATACTCATCACAGGTCCGCCTAGCGCAGACTCAAATTCAATCTTTTCATCTGATATTGTCTGTTCAATGCGATCTTTATATACCTGTAGTTTGATATATTTTTTCTTTCCTCCTCGTCCATCACTATTGGCAAACATATCTAGTGTTTGATTTCCTTGCACGTTAAAGGAATAGATCAAAACAATACTAGATAGGTTATTGTTTTGATCCCTATACGCTCGATAGTTGTCTTTAGGGAAATATAAAAGTTGATAATTGTCTCCAACTGGACGGAAGTAAAATAACCCTTGTCCATCACAAAGAAAATAATCGACAATGCTATCTAACTTCATGTCGAGCATATTATGCTCACATACTTTTGCAATGAATTCTTTTCTATAACCAAAGCTATCTTGATCAGCGTAAAATTCAATACCACGTCGAAGCATGAACATCCTCATCTGTGCTAGATGCGAACTTACAATCATTGTGTCTACTGACAAATCACCTCGACGTTCTTTAGCAGCCGTCAGGATTTGATTGAATCCACTATCTACTTGGTTCATACTCTTACTTCTTTATTAATAGTCTATCGATTACTTAAACATATTTCGAGCTTGTTCGGCAATCGCTTCTGGATCAAATGGATCAAGTTTTTGGTAAGTACCTAATGCACTTTCATATGTTGGTCGTGGCGCACTATATCGATCTCCATATGTATTTAGATTAGCCATATCAGCACGAGCGTAAGCAAGTTCAGGACGTAATAAATTCATCTGATTGACTACGCTCATATCCATGTTGCCGACATTCTTGCCACGAGCTATGTAACCTTCCGCTGTTCCGAAGGGATCATACTTTTTCTGTGCATCAGCATTCATTGTTTGATATCGATCAACAAAAGCTGCATTTGATGCAGGACTATCATTAGGTGCATAGTAACCCGCCATTGTGGCCGCACTTACTGGACTATCAGTTAAATAGGTAGGAGTTCCATTTGCACTTGAACCAGAGACATATGTAAAGTTTCGCTGATCTCCACCATAATTTCTGACTGAGTTATCTTGAGTAATGTTCGAGACGTTGTTATCTCCAATAATTTGTGAATTTAAATCATTATCTTGAGTTACGTTAAAGTTTTGATCGTTTGTTTCAGCAACATCAACGTCTTGTGTTTGATTAATTAAATCGTTAAAGCTATTTTGTGTATTAGTATATGGTGTATAGTTGTAACTTGGTGATGTGTAAGTCGAAGCTGGAATTGAAGAACTCGTTGTTGACGATGAGTTAGATCCACCTTCAAACGATCCACCTGCAGCGTAGAAGTTTTGTAATGCAGGTAACTGGCTTAAGTAGTTATTCAAGAATCCTGATGCACTTGTATTTGCAGACGATCCTGTTACGTTAGCCGTGTTCGATTGTTCGCCACCGATATTACTTACACTGTTATTCTGTTCAATGTTAGAAATATTGTTATCTCCCGTAATTACAGAGTTTAAATCATTATTTTGTTCGACATTAAAGGTTTGATTATTCCCTTGTGTAATATCAACGTCTTGGACCTGATTAATAGTTTCATTAAAACTATTATCTACACTGCCGTTGTTATTTCCTCCTGGATTTTGACCTCCTCCACCTACTCCTGGATTATCACCACCAATTTCAATAGTATTTGTGCTGTCGTTATTAGATCCAGTATCTCCGGTATCTACACTTCCTCCTGTGCCTCCAGTGTTGACGCCTGGTGTTTCGATTAATGCAGTGTCATCTATTTCCGGCAGTGGATCTACAAATAATGGCGGTTCGCTTTGTAATCCAGCAATCATTTTATCTAAGAATCTTTGTGCTTTAGGTCCTTTAATGTAAGCATCTCCTTGCATTTCACGGTTTACATGGTCAATAATCTCTTGATCACTAAATCCTGCTCCTTGAAGTCCTTTTAAGTCTGCTTTACTAATTGCTTCTTTCCCTTTTAAGCTTCCTGTCCCTCCCATTGCGAAGTTATAATCTTCAATATTGTCTTTGCCATAAATTGTATCTTGAAGTGTATTTACTTGAGCACTTGTATCTTCATCTAATCGATCTTGCCAGCCTTTTCTTTCTCCAGATCCTTTCTCTGTACCTGCATATACTTCGTTTCTAATTTCACGAAATTCTTCTTGAGCTTGATTTTCTGCTAAATGATCTGGATTTGCATATGAAGTAGATCCGTCTTTCATATTTTTACCACCAGGACGTTTTTGATATCTATCATCAATTCGATCTCCATCTGTATCTACCCAATCCATAGTATTAACAGTACCTGGCTCTTGGCCTATACGAGAACCATAACCTTGTCGATTATATTCTTTCTTTGTCATGCCTGTAGCAGCACGTTCGTCTTTAGAAAGATCTGCCCATGTTTTTGACTTATCTACAGCAGCTGATCGACTAGGTTCTTCATCTGAAGATGCTGGCTCAAACGTTGGTCCTGTTACGGGTTCATCCCGTGAGGATGCCATCATTGAAGTGCTATAGGAAGGCTCAGGAGATGCAGTGGGTGTAGGAGCTGGTGTGGGCTCTGGTGTAGAACCTGGTGTAGGAGAAGGTGTAGGTGCTTTTGGTGGTGGTGGAGCTGTTTCTCCCCCTTTCCCATACTTTTCGTTATATTCAGACTTTGTCATTCCCGTAGCCGACCAAGCAGCTTGATCATCTTTTGATAATTGTGCCCACGCGCTAGCCATTGCTATTTATAAATCAAAACTATCTTTATTGTAGTCCAATTGCAAATTACCTCGCCTTAATAGTCCTCCCATAGTTAATACCATTGAATCCACAGCATCATCATGTGATGAATGGCCAAAATTCAATAGTTCTTCTTCAAGTACATTCCATTTTCTCCATTTATTCCATACCACACGTTTATGCTCATATAAACCAAGTACGCCTCTGAGTCTTGCTAGTTTATCCCCCTTAAATCCTTTGACTGGACTGACGCTCAAATTATACAAAGCACGTTCTTCATGCATAATCCTTTTGAAGTCACCTTCAAAGGATGTTTGATAAGCAACGGCTTCAGGCCAGATTACACACGGTGACATGGTTGGGAAAAACTGACCTTCGTCATTTTCAAGAAGAATATTCCAGTCACATAACATTTCACAAAGGGTATCCATCTTTTTGATATTGCCCATTGTTCTTTCTCGACGTTGGTCAATCAGATAGATTTTTCCATCTTTGATGCCGCCTAAAGTAAAGACTGTCCAGTCATTTTTTTCTGATAGACCGGCACTGAGGTCAATTCCCACTCCTAAACAATCGTATTCTTCAGGTACTTCAGCTTTGATGATCAGCTCTGGAGATATTCCTACTTCTCTACTTTGTACTGCTGTATTTAAATACTGATATGCAAATGCAACTCGGTCTTCTAGCTTACGTTCGTTTAAATACTTCATTGACCAAAACTCTGGCCAATATGATCTTTGTCGTCCGTCTGCGTCAGTTATGACTGCTTTTTGGATGATTTGTTTCCAGTTGTTTTTGGGGACAAAAAGAGTGGCGTGTACGTCGTCAAAGTGAAATCGGGTTCCCAGACAGATGGCCCGTGCGCCCTGGAACATAGTAGGTGCAATGACATTAGACCACGTTTGTTCCATCTCACGTCGTATATCCGGATTATTGATGGATGCAGCGGATTTAATAGGGTCATCGATAAGAACCAATTGCGATCTCTTTGATGTAATTGCTCCCTTGAGACCTCCACATGCAATGGTAAAAGCTTCTTCACCAGCCGTATCAATGCCTGCAAACTCATAATCAATACTCCAGTATTCATCTGATCTCTTTATCTTTGACAATCTCACCATAGGGAAGATTTCACGATATTTAGAACTTGTAAGTATTCCTTTGATTGTGGCCGACTTTGCTCGACTAATATCTACCATATAGGCGATATAAAGTATCCTTAGCATTTTCTTGGCAGCTGCATGTCGTCCAATCATCCAAGCAGCAAACAAACCAAGGACAGTACTTTTCGCAGAGCCTCGTGGTGCGAGGATCGATGTATTTTGACCTGCAATTCCTAGTAGACATTCACTATCTTCTCCCGTACATAATTCGTTGTGCCACTCCAGCATATGCTTTGCTGGTGGCTTACCCATAGCACTACAGAACGCTATAAAGTTATCTCTTGCTGCAAGTACTTCCGGCGATGGTGGTTTACTCGTCACCTTCGTCGCTGTCATTAAAGCAGATCTTCTGTATGCTAATGATGCACTTGCAATAGCCATATTAACTGATTTTATTATCAGTCTAACTAGCGAATCCGATACTCTGCGATGGCTTGAGCTAAACGTGCAGCAGCTCTTGCTTTAGCACGCATGATTAAGTCACGCCGACGTTTTTCTTCGTACGCTACACCTACTGCATATGCATACTCTGCTGCTTCAATCTCACGTGCATTTGACATGAAAAATTTATCAACACTCACACCTGGCATCTGTGGCAGCCTTGGTACTCGTCCTTCTGCACGCAATGACTGTGTTGATACTTCCCGAATTTCAGGCAGCTCTAATAGTGCTTCAATGTCATCAAGCATTGCTAATCTCACTGTAGATTTTTGCCCATACTGCATTTATAGCATTTTCAATAGGCTCAGCAAACTGAGGATCATCTTTGAAGATTGCGGTAATTTCACGCATTA